GGTAACGTTAGATACAAAGCTAGAGAGAGATACTCTTTCGGCTTCTCTGATTTCAGAGGTATCTTTGGTTCACCAGGCGCGTAATCACTAGATAATTAAATTAAAAGGGGACTTTCGAGTCCCCTTTTTTTATGATAGAAAGAAATAACCCATGAAAACTTTCCGAGTACAAATCAGAGCATACGGCTATTACGCTGACTTTAATCTTGTTTCAGAAGACAATGATAAAGCCTTTGAAAACGCACTAGTTGACAAACTAGGAGAAAATGCTATTGTATGGGAAAAAGATGGATTTATTAGTAAATCTAAAACATGGTTAACCTATGAGGAGGTTATAAATGACGAACGTTCAGAACCTTTACACGGAAAAAAGGAGTCTAGAACTGAAGTGGTCGCAGCACTATAATCAGGAGAAAAGATATACTCTTGATATGGTAAGGATTGATGACAAAATTAGACAAGTCATTAGTCACATAAAATTAGCTGAAGCACATCATGCTCATCAAGCTAATAAGATTGAAGATGCTGCACCTGACGTTTCTGTAGCTACGTAACATAAAAACGCTACATCGCTGAAAACGTACTTTCACTACGCAATCTCTTGCACTTCTTATAAATCTAAGATATAAAATACTCACTATACAATTAATTAGAACATAGACGCGGTATAGTCGACGGCCTAGAGACTATGTTCGGAAAACTAGGAGGATATAATTATGGCAAATACAACGTTTAACGGCCCGGTACGTTCGGAAAAAGGTTTCCAAGTGGCAACCAAAAATACGTCTACTGGAGCTTTTACAACTAGAATGAGTTCGGCAATGCCTGACTTTACTGGTTTATCAATCTCAGATGTAGCAACAGGATCTACGCTAACTTTAGCGGCTGACACTATATCAGTAGTAAACTACACAGGTGCAGCGGCATGCGCAGCAACTTTACCTGCGGCAACAGCTGGAACAGTAGTTGTTTACGCGCAAGCGGTTGATACAACAGGTGGAACTGCAACTTTAAGTTTTGATTGCGCTGGTTCAGATGCATATGCAACTGGTTCAGTAATTGAATCAAGAGGTTCAGATGAAGTAACTTTTGATACTTCAGCATCTGGTGAAACTTTATTAACTTTCACACCTGCTAACGCAACAACTAATTTGTTGACGGTTGGTGGACAGATTGCTTTCATTTGTTATGAAGACGGTACATGGCACATTGCATCATCATTAGCTAGAGAAACAACTCAAGTTAAAGGTGCATTTGTTTTTGCATCGTAATACTTAATTATGTGGGTGGGATAACTTAAGACTTTTTGATCTTAATACCCACCTGCACTAAAATGATAAGGAGAAAAATATGTATATGGGTGATGTAAAATCCAAAACCTTTATAGACGCGAACGCTGCTTCAGCTACTTTTGTAGCCGCTGCTGCTCAACCAACATCGACGTTTACCCTAGCTAAAAGTTCTTTCGGAACAAACACCGCAAGAAAAATAAATGCTACGACTTCAGGAACAGGCGACAACGGTAAAACAGTTACAATCGTTGGAACTGATCACACAGGCGCTGCTGCAACTGAGGTAATAACTTTGACTGGAAGCGCAGAAACAGGCACAGCTACAACCACAGCATTTTTAACAATAACTTCTGCTACAGTTAGCGCACAACCTGCTGCTAACGTATCTTTAGGAATGACTGCTGATGTTTTTGGAACTATCTTTGAAGGTAGAACTAGACTCAGACAGGTGAATGCCGAGTCAGGTGGAACAATCGGAAGTGTTTTATTTAAGGATGCAAGTATAACAGGAACAACTTTATTAACAGTTAGAACAGGTGGAACTGCAGGAGACATTAACACAGTTAACATTCCACAAGACGGAATCTTATACAAAGATGGTGCTTTTGTAACTTTTTCTGAAGTAAACTGTAATTCAGCAACTGTCTACTTTGACGGATAAGGAGGATAAGTGGCAAACACTACTTCCGGAACAACAGTATTTGATAAGAATTTTTCTATAGATGAAATTATAGAAGAGTCTTATGAAAGAATAGGTCTTCAAAGCGTATCTGGTAATCAGATGCGTCAAGCAAGAAGATCTCTTAATATATTATTTCAGGAATGGGGTAATAGAGGTCTTCACTATTGGCAAATTGGAAACAATTCAATTACGTTAGTAAATAATCAAGCAGTCTACACAATGTTTAGATCAACAGGTGATGGCACGTCAGATGCTACAGCTGTGTATGGAGTCGATGATGTTTTAGAAGCTGTTTACAGAAATTCTTCAAACGTAGACACACCTCTTACAAAAATAAATAGATCAACATATCAAGGTCTCTCTAATAAAACTTCTACAGGGACACCTTCTCAATATTATGTGCAAAGATTTATAGATAAAGTTACAATTACTTTATATCTAACACCAGGATCAACAGAGGCAGGCAATACAATTAATTATTATTTTGTAAAAAGAATACAAGATATTGGTGATTATACTAATGCAACAGATGTGCCATATAGATTTGTTCCTTGTATGGTGTCTGGACTATCTTTTTATTTAGCACAGAAATTTAAACCAGAATTATCTCAACAAATGAAACTGTATTACGAAGATGAATTACAAAGAGCTTTAGCGGAGGATGGCTCATCATCAAGTTCTTACATAACCCCAAAAACTTATTATCCAAATGTCTAATTTTTCAAAAGGTAAATACGCTCAGTTTATATCAGATAGATCAGGGCAAGCATTTCCATATAACGAAATGGTTAAAGAGTGGAATGGTTCAAGAGTTCATGTATCAGAGTTTGAACCTAAACAACCACAGTTAGAACCTAGACCACACGGGGCTGACCCCGAAGGTTTACAAAATGCAAAACCAGCTAGAACAGAGTTTCCAACGCAAGAATTTTTACCAGATAATCCGTTTGTAACTGCTTCAAGCACAACTTTAAAAATTTTATTTCCTGATGGAGATTTAGTTGTAAATGACCATATTAGATTTCAAAATGTAAAAGCCTCTGTAGGTGGTTTAGCTATAGCTACTTTACAACTTTCTACAACTTTAAACGGAGCAATAACTGATTCAGCTACTTCGATTGATTTAACTGATGCCACAGAGTTTCCATCAAGTGGTTTTATTATGATTGAAAAAGTAGATTCTTCTTCTGGTTTATTTGTAAATGAAGTTATTCAATATACAGGTAAATCTACAAATCAATTAACGGGATGTACAAGAGGAACTAGCGCACCTTTTAGAGGTGCATCTCCAGCTACAACAACAGCTACTTCTCATGCTGATGACGCAAAAGTTTTTGGATCTTTTAAAGTTGCATCTTTAAATACTACGTCTGTTCCATACACAGGACAACCAGCTACTCTTACTCAATTTGACGGTGTGAATGTTACATTAGCTAACGCTGCAACTAGTACAGAAACAGGAGGTGGTTTCCAGTGTACAATTGGACCAATAAATGATAGGGCTTAAATATGGCAGGAATTAGTTATAGCACTTTAATTACACAGATTAGAAACTACACAGAAGTAGATTCTAATGTTTTAACAGCTGATCAATTAGAAAATATTATTTTAAATGCTCAATATAGAATAATGAGAGATGTTCCTATTGATGCGGATAGAAAACAACAAATAGGTAATTTAGTTACAGGACAGGAAACTATTAACGCACCGGGTGGTGCTTTATTTATTAGAGCAATACAAGTTTATGATTCAACTTCAGCTACTACTGGAGCTAACGTTTTTTTACAGAAAAAAGATGTTACTTATTTACAAGAATATGTTTCATCTACAGCATCGTCAAAAAGAGGCCAACCCAAATATTACGCTATGTTTGGTGCTGCCACTGGAGATGGCGATACTAACTCTGGAAGAATGATGTTTGCGCCTGTGCCAGATACAACATATAAATTTAGAGTCCATTATAATAAAATGCCGGCAACTCTAGCCTCTGATAATACTACGAATTATATTAGTTTAAACTTCCCAAATGGCCTATTATATTGCTGTTTGGCAGAGACATATGCTTTCTTAAAAGGCCCAGCAGATATGTTGACACTTTATGAAAATAAGTATAAACAGGAAGTAGATAAATTTGGTGTGGAACAAATCGGAAGAAGAAGACGAGATGACTACACAGATGGTGCGGTTAGAATAACAATACCATCAACAACACCTTAAGGAGTTTTATTATGGCAATAACATCGGCAGTATGCACAAGTTTTAAAGTAGAACTATTAAAAGGAGTTCACAATTTCACAGCAACAACAGGTAACACTTTCAAAATTGCATTGTACACTAGTGATGCAACTTTAGGAGCTTCAACAACAGCTTATGCAACTTCAAACGAAATTACTAACACATCTGGAACGGCTTACACAGCAGCTGGTGCAACTTTGACTAGCGTAACTCCAGTAGCTTCAAGCACAACAGCAGTTTGTGATTTTTCAGACGTAAGTTACACAGACGCTACTTTCACTGCAAACGGTGCATTAATTTATAATGACACAGCAACGGGAGATCCTGCTTGCGCAGTTATCGCATTTGGAGCAGACAAAACTGTAACTAGTGGTACGTTTACAATTCAATTTCCTACAGCAGACGCTACAAACGCTATCATACGATTAGCATAGGAGGTTTACCCTTATGGCTAATACTTGGAACCAGTCCGGAACAACCTGGAACACAGGCCGTTGGGGAACAACAGATGCTTTTACATTAGGTTTTGGTGCACAATCTTGGAACGATGGTGAGTGGGGAGAACTTAATGATGTAACATTTACCCTTACAGCGCCAAGCGCAATAACTTCTAGTATTGGTTCAGTAACAGTTTCAACAGAAATAAATAAAGGTTGGGGTCAAGACACTTGGGGCAATGAAACCTGGGGCGAATCAGGTATGTTAGTTGAACTAACTGCTCCTGATGCAATGCAATCTAATATATCTGCGAACGCTTGGAATGATGCTTCATGGGGACGAGGTCAAGGTTGGGGTATATTCTCATTAGCAGTAGCAGATGTGATGGGATTAACAGGTGTATCTTCTACACCTTCCGTTGGATCACCAACAATAATTGGTAATGTAGAATTTTCTATATCTTCAGCAGGTGTAGCAACTTCTGCTGTTGGTTCTTTATCACCAGCGGATGTTATGGGATTATCAGGAGTAGCTTCTACTTCTGCTGTTGGTTCTTTATCACCAGCAGACGTTATGGGACTAACAGGTGTTTCTGCAACGTCTTCTGTTGGATCTCCAGACATAAGTACAAACCCTATTGTAGACGTTTCTGGTCAAGTAACAACTTCTGCTGTTGGTTCTTTAACACCAGCAGATGTAATGGGATTAACGGGAGTATCCTTTACTTCCGCAGTGGGATCTTTAGCACCTGCTGATGTTATGGGATTAACAGGTGTTTCTTCTACAGCTGAAGTTGCTGCTTTTGGCACTGCTTCTGGCTTCGGAATACAAGCATATTCTGATGTTGACACAGGCTCAAATTCTTCGTATACAAATGTTGCATCAGGATCAAATACAAGCTATACTGATGCTGCTTAACAGGAGATAAAATATGGCATCAACATATACACCACTCGGAGTAGAACTTCAGGCAACTGGCGAAAACGCTGGAACATGGGGAACTAAAACTAATACAAACTTACAAATTTTTGAACAAATCGTTGGTGGATTTACACAACAATCAATAGCTGGCGGTGCACAAACTACAGCATTATCTGTTTCTGATGGATCAACTGGAGCAGTTTTATCTCACAGAATGATTGAGTTCACAGGTACAATTTCAGGGAATCAAATTGTAACTATTCCAATAGATGTTCAAACTTTTTATTATTTAAGAAATTCAACATCAGGTTCACACACAGTACAATTTAAATACGCAACTGGTTCAGGTGATTCATTTACCTTTGCATCAGGTGATAAAGGTGACGCTGTTATATTTGCAACTGCAAACGATGGAACTAATCCAGACATTCTTACTTTACCAGCTGGTAATGTTACTACAACTGGAACACAAACTTTAACAAACAAAACTTTAACATCTCCTAAAATCGGAACTTCTATTTTAGATACTAATGGACTTCAATTAGCT